TGTGACATCTGCGTTTACTCCTGGGAAGTCTACATCATCACAATATTGGCTTATTTCTCTTAGTGAACCCCCTACATCATCAATTGAAAATACCGTATTTTTACCATGTATAGCCATTTTCTATTCCTCCTTATATTCTGTGCAAGCTTACTTGCATTGTTATATTTTCGCCGCCACCTATTGTATATGTAACTCTTGCATATCGTCTTATTGCTCCTACTATTTCAACCCTTTGTGCTGTGTTACTTGTGTCTACATCAACAAAACTAACTAAGTCATCCCAGTCCGTATTATTGATTGAATGTTCTAGTTTTACTTCTACTGTGCCTGTTACGTTTGTAACATGAATATAAGCACTTCCACCAACTGTTGCTGTAGCATTATCAACTGATGTTGTGCTACCTGATGTTGTTTTTTGTTCTAAAGTCATTAACGATATTATGCGTTCTTGGCATACATTAGATTGTGCTGTTGCACTAATCCTTGTTGTATCATCAATATTAGACTTAATCGCATAAGCTGTGTTGAGTCCTTCAAATCCTTTACCTTCTTTTCCCGATGCGTCGCCATTGTAAAATATGCACCAAATCGACTTACCCCCGACAATTGGCTCTAATATTTCATCAATAGCACCAGAACCACCATCAAAGATTCCTTCCATTGCCAAAGTTCCTGTTTTTTGTCCTGCTGTGAACTTTTTAGATGCTTGATTATATACTGAAGCATCTGCCACATCTGATGTTGCATTTATGTCAGAATTATTAAAAAACTCTGACACATGATTTCCGTTTAGATAAACTTTTGTGTTTTTGCCATGTACTGCCATTCTCTCACCTCTATTCTTGATGCCAAAATTCAAACTCCAATATCCTTCTCTTAACTCCCAGATTACCTTTTTCATCTCCTGTATTATCGTCAAAGGCATCATAGGCATTTTCAAACATTACCGATTCTACCTCAACCCCGCCAGTTCCACCCATGACCGCCCTAGTCCAGTTCTGCAATGCTATTTTAACTTGCTTTGCTACACTATTAACGCTGTCTCTTGTTAGTCCGTAGCAATCAATCGTCACCATTTCGGACACTAAGCCTGTATCTTGTCTAAATCCATGCTCGTTACTGCTGCCTGTTGAATAATGCACGATATAAGGATAAGCGGTGTTTTGCTGTGCTTCATCTACTAATATTCTATCCGCTACTAATGCTTTTAGATTTGCATAAGAGGATAAATAATTATTAATAGCTTCGTATAATTCCATCACATCACACCCCTTATTTTTTTATCTATTTCATCGCTCACAGCTTGCGAGATCCTTTTTTTATGCCTGTCAATCGCAGGTCTTAAAAAAGGTCTTGCCTTCATTTTCTTAGTACCTAACTCAACGTATGGTGCATAAAAAGCTAACTTATGATCCATACCTACTGTTGCTGTTGCCTTTCTTTTTGTTCTCTTAGTGTTCGACCTTGGTTTTCTAACTTTCAAGCTGTCTCGTAAATTTCCTGGAGCGTGTCGGTGCTTTCCGTACTTTTGCCCATCAACTGAAACTGGTGCTAGTTTTCTTGCTTCTTCTAATACCACTTCTGCTCCTTTTGTAGCTGCTAAATCTAGTATGTTATTAGCTTCAATCCCTATATCTTTTAGCAGTTTTATTATTTCTTTTTCACCTTGTAGCCTACCCCCTGCTGCAAATCTTGTTGTAACACGCATTATAAAACCTCCTTACATTTAAGTATCATAAACCTATCTCTTTCTTCATAATTTATAATCCCTATAATGTGGAAATATCTGTTGCAAAACTTAATTCGCATCTGCGGATTAACTTTTCTAAATCGAATAATAATATCCGTTTCAGCTTCTGCAAGTTCTTGACGAGACACAAACGCTTCGCTTGACCTTGACGGTTTAATATCCGCCCATGTTTCAATCCACCGACTTTCAGGATATGTTTCTATTAATTCGCCTTTGACTTTTGTATTTACCCTCGGCTGTAATATAATCCTGTGTCTTAGTTTTCCTGCATCCATTATTCACACCACCTAAACGTGTAAATTTTGTTTTGCGTTAGCAAAGCTTGAACTGTAAAGGGCACAATACTCATCAACTTGTCACTTATTGGCATACGCTGTTCATACCATGCACTAATTAAAAGTAGCATAGCTTGAATAGTTGACTTTGGTATATCTTCTATTGTCGCATAACCACACGTGAACTGAATAACTACAGGATCTAAGGGATAAGGTGTAAACGATGCCCATGTTTTGCCAAAAGGTGTAGTTATGTTGCCTAAAATTCCCCTTGTACTGTAGATATAGTCAACATTTTCTGTTAATGTTGTTTCTGCACCTGTACTATTCTTGTATATTACAGAATCAACCTCTTGTAAATTGCCAAACGGTAGTTCTGTTACAGGATAAAACCTTTGTAGTGACATTTCCCACGTTTGAGTTATTAGTTTGCGTTTTTGGAATGTCTCTGCATACTCCCTAGCTGTTGTTATTAACGCATTAAGGTAATCGTCCTCGCTTGTTATCCCCAAGTCTAATAAAATATCTACGGATAACTGTATCGTACCTACCACAACTGCTACTGCACGAATGTAAGGCTTATCACCATTATAAGCTAAAACAAACGATTTATTTGCATCTGCTTCAACTTTTTGCGGCAATGACGAATAATCAGCAAATGTTACATTGTCTGTGCTATCTTGTATCTTGACATTTAGAGTAGAAAGACTTGCGACACTACCTATATTAATAGTAAGTGTCGCAACATATTCCACAATATCTACTGATGTTCCGTTCGTCGTGCCTGTAGTGTAAGTTGCTGACGGTATACTTTGTTCTGTCGTTATTTCGTCGCAACTTGTTGTGTCGAGTCTTAGATAGTTTTTAACCTCCGTCAATGTCAACGGTTCGCTTGTAGGTGCTGTTATTAATTTTAAATTCATTTTCTCACCTTCTCTATTTTGAATCTATACAACTTTGACAATTTACTTGATTACTTTTAGTTTTCTCAAAAGGATCACCGCAAGTTTTACACAACGGCAAATCTATTATAGTTTCTTCAATTATTTCTGTAACTTCTTCTATTGGCTTAATCCTTTGAATGTGTCTCTCTATTTCTGCTTTAGACATATAAGGATTGTTCTCCTTATACTCTAAAGCCTTATTAATTAACGCTTCTTTTAAATCCACCTTAACCCCTCCTTATGTGTAATCGTGATACAACACGTTAAAACTAACCGTTCCTGCTCCTGCTCCGCTTTTCTTTGATCTTACTCCAATTCGCTTATTCGCAGCAATTACTGGAACTTGCGTGTAAACTTGGAAAGACCTTGTAAAATTGTCTTGCCTTGATGCTGAAAAAACACCTAAGTATTTTTCCGATACTTGTAAATCGGCATCAGATACCTCATGCAATTCTACGATATAAGTTCCGCTTGCTGATATATCCTGTATATTCGCCCAGTGTATATCGAACGCAACTGTTATTCCACCTGTTCCAACCACTTCCGCAAAACTACCAAACGTGTTCGCTGTAGCACTTGTTATAGCGGATATAAGCGTGCAATCGTCAGGATATACATAGCTTGGATTGTGTATATGCTTATATGTAGAATTACTGTAGCCTAGCACCGTCTTACTACCGTTAACCCAAAACTGATTACTATCTCCTAATTTCTGAAATATGTTTTTAACCCAATTCATTATTAACCCTCCTAAATGATGCTGTAGTATGCACCAACAAACTTAACCGTTCCTTCTCCTGCACTACTTTTCTTTATTCTTGCTGCAATCATAGTATCTTCACATATATTCTCCATTCTTACCTCTACAGTCATACTCTTTGTAAATGCTGACACTCGACTAAAGTTTACAGATGCTAACCTTTTAATTGAATTCTGTATATTATCTTCTTCAACACTATGCAATTCAAGAATGTAGATACCATTTTCTGTAATGTCGTTAATGTTCAGCGAATACATTCTAAATGATTTCGTCCCTGAATTTACTTTTTTAACTTCAACAAAGTCACCAAAGGTATTAGCAGTAGCACTTGTTACAGCATCAATAGTTGTGCAATCATCAGGTACGATTTTTGATTCTGTAGCTAAACATCTATAGGTAGAATTTAATACGCCATATAATGTCTCGCCAGAATTTTTAGTAAATAAATCTTCCTTGTAACCAATTTTCGTACAAATATGTTTAACCCAATTCATTACCTCACCCCTTAGTCTGATTTAGCATAACTATATTGACCTGTCACAGCATAACTATTAGCATCTGACTCAATCGTTACTTTTATTTCATCTCCTGCAAAATCAGGTATACCAAACATATCCATGAGACTAAAATAAGTTGCAAAATTAGCTGTTGTGATGTCAAATGTATCAATTAGAGTTAATACATCGTTGACTAAGCCATATAACCTAACTGTAATAGTGTCTGCTCCAGGATCTACCGCTTTAAGCGTTAAGTCTCTTAATATATACCTTGTATTTGCTACATTGAAATGCAATATATCTGTTTCTGTCGTTGTTGCATTAAGGGTAACTGCTACCGATTCTTGCTCTTTAAACATCTCACTTATCACCTCGTATAGATTTAATAATTGTGCTATTGTAAATTGGCTAAAGTCTTTGTTTCTGTCCTCTGTCCTCACAAACGCATTGTCTAATTCGTATACCTTTGCAACTAAATTTACTCCCCACTTAGTATTAATCGTACCTATCGTGGATAGTGAAGTATCATAATACTGTTCAAAGTAATATGTTTCTCCTT